TTCTTTGCGTGCGTTATCTATCATGGTCATCAATCCCACAAGTCAAAGGCTCTTTGGACGTAAAACTTCGCCTTTGCTAAATCCTCATGACCGTTCTTTAACGGTGCTCTAGACAGGTATTTGATTGCATTACCTATTGCGAATGCTAATTGTGGTGGGTACTGTGCCGTAACTTGTTCGATAAAATCTATAATTTCAATGTCGCCGTATGTGTAATGTGCAGGTTGCTTAACATTGTCTTGCGTTTTGTTCATATCTACTTTTCTGTTACTTATTACGCTCATTATGCTTCACTCCATTTCTTGAACATTTGGTTATAAGTGACATCGAACCAGTACGGATCACGTGAATGTTTCCGAGGTACATTAAACAAATGTGGCTTCTTCTTACGTAGCTCAGCCTCTTTCTTTCGCTCTCTTTCCAATTCACGTTCGAGTCTCGCTTGTTTAATCTTTTCCATTTGTTTCATTTCTCTATATTCTTTTAGGTGCATGCCATAAGGCGCGTCTAAAGCTTCTGAAAACTCCCAACAACCTCTAACACGTTTAGAAACAATTCCAGCGTTTATCCCGCGCTTTGCCATTAGTTCTTTTTCAAAATTGTTAAATTTATATGGTTTATTATTAATGATTACAACACTGCCCATTTATTCCACCTCTACATTTACATTTCTAATTTTTAAATTGTCATACTCTAGTATTTCGTCAGGATTGTTATATAAGTAATCTGCCAGCGTTTCTTTTTCTTTATCCACATCATCAAAATGCTGATATTCAACTTCGGTAGGTATTCTTATATCAATCGTTGCGTTTATATATGCTTGTTGTTGCATTAGATCACTTCATTTCTCTTTTGCGTTCTCGTCTTGCTTTAATTAATTCCTCGTACGTAATCCATGTTTTACCTGTATACTTAGGCGCTTTACATATCCAATTGAGTTTTATGTTTCTGTATTTGTGTCTGAACATCTTAGCTTTAAGTTTTGCTACTTCGGTTGGCATACCTTTAATGTCGATAACTTCAATCAGTTTGTCATCGAGATATAACGCGAAGTCTGCAATATATTCAATCTTTCGTTGTTTATCTAGTTTTGGTAATAATTCAAATTTCGGTTGTAGTTCGATACGATCATAGTTAGTGCCATTCATATTACTTTCTAAATATTGGTAATATTCACATTCTACTTTGCTGTCAAATACAATCCCTTTATACTCAACTTTCTTAGCGTTGTATTTACTCATCGTGCACCTCTAAATATCAAATATCGTTGCTTGTAATCCTAGTTCTTGCTCATATAGAAGCCCGTGAGCGCCTTTGAATCGTTTTAGGTCACTATCAGTCATAATTTTCTTTTCGTCGCTGAAATGGGCTCCTGTGAGCGAATAAACTTCATTCTCGTTATCTTCATGTTTGATGACCTTAATATCTTCCGTGCCATCTTCTCGGTATAAGTAATATTTTTCTTTCGGCATTTTTAACACTCCTTAATATTCGACGACAGCGGGGCGTGTGTGACGTTCTGCAAGTTTTTGGATAAATAGGTCGTACAACCTATTTTCATCGCCCTGTGCCTCGTCTATGAGTTTCTGAGCATAAATATCTGAACACTCAAGTTTAGTTTTTAAAAATTCTTTGGTTACCATGCATCTCGCTCCCTGAAATCGTCTCCGATTACTCTTACTTTTCTCGCATTGTGTTTCATTCTTGAATTGATACGTTGCCAGTTCATATTTTGATTTAGTTCTTTATCACTAAAGTTAGTTGTAAAGATGTTGTTTTTACCTACTCTGTTATCAACAATGCTGAAAAGTTTATTTAAAGTGTGCTCTGTGTTTTCTACACCCATATCATCTAGTACAAGTAAATCAATATCACTTAGCAATCTGACTAGCTCGTCTGTAGTTTCAACTGCATTTTTGTTGTATGTCGCTTTGATACGATCCATCAACATTGGTATGTGCATAAAAGCAACTGTATGCCCTTTAGATTTGACTGCTTTTGCGATAGCGTATGCTAGGTGGCTTTTACCAGTTCCATATGAACCTTGCAATATTAATGATTTTGGTTCTTTTGTAGAGAAACCCTGTACATACTCTATTGCTGTTTGTTTAGCTTTTACTTGTTTTTCATTTTGTGGCTTATAGTTGTTAACCGTTGCATCTCTTAATGACGGATTAACATTTGATTGATTGAAAATATAATCAAGTTTCTTTTGTTTATTCCTTTTGTATTCTTCGTAAGCCAATCTTTGAATTTCACATTCGCAACCGTCTTTGTATTCATATCCATTTTCAAACTTATATAAGTCATATTGATGCCCGCATTTATCGCAATTCTGTCTTAGTATTACTTCGATTGGTTGATATTTTTTTAAACTTTCGTTTATTTTTTCGTTGAATAACGGTTTCATAACATCCTCCTAGTCCCAATAACTTTCGTCGTACTTCATACGTTCCAATTGATCTATACCAGTTTCTTTAATCTCTTCGCTATAATCATTCATATAGCTTTCGTTAGTTAAAAACGTTTTAGGGTACTTTTGATATTGTTTGTCTGTAATAGTTTTTAAATACTCTCGAGTACCTTGCATGATTTGCTCAAAAGTATGTTTCTTTACGCATGATTTGAATTTAGTGAAAGACATCTTCTTATCTTTTTTCTTGTTGTAAAGTTTCCACCATTCCTCAAATTGCTCATGCGTAACGTCAGTTGCGCTATTATTTGAACTTAAGTTCTTATCTATATCTTTTTCTTTATCTCTTTCTAATTCTTTATCTAATTCTTTATCTTCTTCTGTTGCGTGACTGTCACGTGACGTCACGTGACCATTTAGCAATTTTCTGTTGTTTTCTCGTTGCTTTTGTTTCCTCAACCTGTTCTGAGCCCTGATTTTCTCGAGTCCTTCAATGTTTTGGTGTTTTTCCCAGTTTGTCACTTTTATGACACCATTAACTTTTTCAATCATGCCCAACGTCTCAAAAGTTTGTATTGCTAACCTTATTGAGTTAATAGGTCGGCTAAACTCATTTGCTAACATTTCTTCGTTATACGGCAAGTTTTCAGATAACATAATGTAACCTTGTTCGTTGTACTTTCCTGATAAAGTTAGCAACTTAACCCAAATGGTTATGATCGTATCTCTTTCGGGTAAAGCTTCGATATATTTGATTTTGCTGTCATCAAACATGCCAACTTTAAGTTTTATCCACGATACTTCTCCCATTGTCTTCTCCTTTCAGCGCTTTTATTTTGTCCGGTACTTCCCAGTTAGATATGAATTCTTTAAGTTCATCTGTCATAGGTACGTCGTTAAGGATCGCGTCAGATCCATGCAGGTATGACGAACATTTGTTGTAAACTAATCTCGCTTTGTTTAAATCGTCATATCCGCCTAACGCTATATAGTTGCCAGAATAAAATATTTTTGAATAATATCTATGTTTTATTTTGTTTATTCCTCTTAAATTGTTTTTATCAGTTCCCCTCTTCAATTGCTTTATGTTTGTTTTATAGTTTCTTTTTTTCAGCCTATTATCTTCTCCAATTATATTAAGGTAACCAACACCACCCCAATATTCATTAACTGCATTGTTGTAAGCTTTTGCTGCTTCATCTTCATTTACAAAGTGACCTAAGTTTTTGGTTTTTTTATCAACAGCTATACATGCATACCAATTATTATTTTTTTTATCCCATGAAACGCCTTTATATTTAGATGAATTGTTACACTTCGCTTTGCTCCATCTTGTTTTATTACCTTCAGTTGTTAGATTTTTTCTTGTGAAATCATTGTTTTTTATTTTTTGGAAACTTTTTTTTAGAATAAAATCAGGTAAATGCTTTTTATCACTATTCACAATCATTCTGTAATTATCTTTAAAAGCTTTATGCCAAGTATGCTGATTAACTCTCTCGTAATCTTCATCATCAACTAAAATTTCTTCTCCATCTTGTAAAAATATCGATTTAACCATTATTCTCCTCCTTTCAACATTTTATTGAGCCTCTCATCAACTTTTATCCACGAGTCATGCAAGTGATATTTATCATCAAACGACTTAACGCCAATCGCATGTTGCTCGTTGTGATGTTCGCGACATAACGCTAATACATGTTTGTCATAGTGATTCATCTTGTTTCTGTTCATGCCTCTACCTACTGCTTCGTAATGTGCTAGGTCAGCGTGAGGCTTTCCGCATATTACACAATTGCGGTTGATTGTAGCCCAATATAATAACGCTTTATCTTCACTTAACAACTTACTCGTTTCTACACTCATAGGTATTTGATGATGAAACATAAACGCTATAATCAGTTCTATTAACTCCCTTGCGACTTTCATTGAACAGTCACGCAGACTGATTTCCTCATAACCTTTTTCAATTTCCAATTCTGTTTGTAATAATTTTCTAGTTGATTCCACTGGTTCGCCCCAGTGAAGTTCTATATCTCTACACATTGCGAATATTTTTTTACGTTGTTCTATAGATAACTTTTTATTGTCCGGAACCTCTACTTCTGCTTTTAGTGGATATCCGTTTTCTAGCAAGTCAATGTGACTTTGTTCAAGTTCAACACCAGTAGCAACGACGGAATAAGTGCCGTCATTGTCTTTCTGGTATCTTGTAATGTATTGCATTTAAACCACGTCCTAGAACGGTAAATCATCATCATTAATTTCTATTGGACCATTAGCATTAGCGAATGGGTTTGATTGTTGACTCATTGGCGTCTGTTTCCCATTTGCTTGCTGTTCTTTTTGTTTCATCTCATCAGTTTTAGGTTCTGGTTTATTAACTACTTCATCGTCTTTATTCCAAACTTTTACATATGAGAGTCTTACAAAATACTTGCCTTGTTCCTCGTTAAATTTATTTTTAAGTACAATAGTTCCGATTTTGTTAATTAATTGATCTGTGTCAAAAGTTAAATCTGGTAAGTTCAATTTAATTCCTAATCTACTAAGTAACTCGATATATTGTTTTTCTTGATAATCTTGTTGGAATGGTGGGACGAATTGGTTGTGTTTGTATTGTTTACCTTCGTTGTTTTCAAAAACAATCGTGAAGTATCTGTTTTCTCTGTCGTTAAACTCGACATTTGCAACTTTTACTGTAAATTCTCCAGCTCCTAAAAAGTCCCCACCTTTCATGAATGCCTCTTGATTAGTTTCTTGAATGTATTGTGTTCTACCAGTGATTTTCATAATTTTTATACCGTCCTTTTAATTAGTTTTTAATTACCATTTCTAATTGCTTGTACAACATCGTTAATACTTGGATTAATGAAACGTTTGTTGTTAATTTTGATGTTGCTTGAGTGTCTTATCTTTGTCTCGAATAAGTTTGATGGTTCAGCGTTAAGTACATATTGATAAGTTTTTTCGCCGTCTTGCTCATGTTCTTCTATTGTCATTCTTGCTAACACGTCAGATTGACTGATGACTGCTTTTTTTATTTGGTCTTGTGCCTCTATCGTGATTGTTGGATTGATAGTACTTCCCTCATCATCTTTGTCTTTGTTAATGCCCTCGTGTCCGCTTATAGCAAGATGAAATTGATAATGTTCTTGTAATTTAGAAATATAACGATAAATACTTACAATGCGTGTAGCACACTCGCCCCAATCATTAAATGTCGGTTTCTTTGATTTACCGTCCATGATGTCGTCCATAGTGATATCACGTAACTTTTGGATTGTTTCAATCACTACAACATCAATTTGTTTTCCGTTTTCTCTTAGTTGTTCAATAATTTTAGGCAGCATTTTAATCACTGCACTAAAATGCTTATAATTCTTAATCTGCACAACTGCCCCATCTTCTGTTACCGTTGTTCCGTCCTCATTTATATCTAGTACTAAGGCATTGTTATCTTTTGTTAAAAACGTAGTTTTACCAGTACCGAACTTGCCGTATATCGCAAATTTATAAAACTTGTTTGCATTTTGTTTGCTGATGTCTTTTACACCTAGTTGCGTTAAAATATCGACATCTTGATTAGTTTGTTCAGTCATGTTCTACCTCCTCGTACTCAATTGTTTCTGTCACTGTTTTCTTGATTGCTTTGTGATAATCCATATTGATACTCGCTTCTTCCATACCGTTAAACTCCCTAGCTCTATTTCTATTTGTGGAGTAACTAATATCTGAATTGTTATCAGTTGGTTTGTTAGTTATATAAATTGGCATATCCCTATGACGAATGATATAAGTTACAGTCTGCTTCATAGCAACCTCCTACCATTTCATGACTAAGTTAATTAGTCTGTCCTGTTCGTCTGTGTTCTCTTCAATCCATTCATCTATTGCTTGGTTAAATAAGTCTGATGCCATATCTAAGTCATTCTCATCTACGACATAAGCATGTTTAATTGGTACGTTGTTCATATCTTTAACTTGTATTGATATGCCCATATGACCTTTTAAAATGAATAGATTAAAATTGAATCCGTTAACATGAATATTTTTGCGTATGATTTCGCCTATTTCGTAATACATCTTGACTTCCTCCGTTTTTCGTTTTATATTGAACACGAATTAATTTTGTTAATCGTTTGTCACTGTTACTTGTTGGCGCAAGTAGCAGTTTTTTTATTCTTCATAAAAGTATTCCTTATAGAATATG